TTAAATAGCTTATTGCTCTGAAAACTTTTGATTCCGCTTAGTTTTATGGTAGCGTAAATAGCGAATATAGTGTCCGTCATAACTGCTAAACTCAAAAGAAATATAATGCCATAGATAGGTGACAAAAAAGATATAAAGGCTAGTATTAAAGACTTTAAGAATAGGATTAAATCAAATTTAGGCATTTTCATTAGTTTATAATTTACTTTAGACTACTACTTTACTTCGTACTTTGGAAGCTCTACATTATTTACCCAGTTAATAATGTCTTCATCTGACCATGTATCTTGATAAGTAAATCCTGATAAGTTTATTCCAAAATTAGCAGAGTCTGTTGTCAATAATACATTAGCAGAGCAAACCTTTGTAATGATTGAATCGATTACATTAGTAACTTCTACTATTGGATTTGTTATTTCTACGTTGAATTGTTCAAATTTATATGTTGCCATGATTGTTTATTTTTAAGTTAAAGTTGTTCCTGTTACTGTGAATGTTCTTACTGGAATATATCTAGTAGACCCTTGTGTTTTAGAAAGTATTATCGTACTATGTTGAAAAGGGTACATAAGTAAAACTGTTGTAGAGGCATTGGTCGATGTCCAAAAATACCCAGTCCATGTAAAATTGAATGGGTTGTAATTATATGAATGGCTTTGAGTTAACAATATGTACATTAATGAAATCATTTCTGTAGAATTAGGAAGTCTCCAACCACTTGTATAAGTTCCTATACTAAAAGCTAATGAATTGTCAATAGCAGTATTCCACACAACATCTCCTGAAAGAACTCTATAATATCCTAGTGCATTTGTTCCATTATATGTACTCCAATCAATTACTATATCATTTGGGAAAGCTAATGCAGCAGTAGTAGTTCCTCCGTCTTTATTATAATTAATTCCACCTGTTTGATACCCTCCTGTAGTTCCTGTAAATCTTCTATTATTTCCGAATGGGTTATTACTAGGTAAAGTAAAGAAATCAGTTGCACGACCTACTTCTAAATCACCGTCATCTCCTGTTCTATAAGACGTGGTCTGACCTGTCTTCATTAATGTAGCACCTATTGGAGTGCTAACCGCTGGTAAAACTTTTATATAATTGCTCATACTGTTAATATATTTAATCTTATTTTAAACTATAGTCATATCAACTTCCTTAGCTTGGTATTCTATCTGCTCTAAATCTTTTACCCACATAAAGTCAGGGTTTACGCAATCATGCATTTCTTCAAGAGATATAACCCAATTGTCTTTAATGTCTTGTATTGGATTAAAATAGCTATCTGAGTCATACCACTGACCTACTAATTGTTCTTTTTGTGTTTCTGTTAAAAGTCCTACTAATATCATATTATTTATGTTTAAACTTGGCGATTTAAAGTGGTTTGGAAATTTTGTATTGCTGTATATAAGTTAGCTGCTTCGGTGTCGGATAGACCGTCTCCGATGCTTGAAAATGCACATTGTTTAGTTGAGAACCCAAATGCAGGGCTTCCATTTTGATTTAATGAAGCTAAATAAACGGAAGTGTTAGTCGCAGTTGTATCTGCTTTTGTATTGATTGCTACTGACGCTCCATTTTTGTACAGATTTATGGTTGTACTTCCATTCTTGCATCCAAGATAAAAACCTTTAGAATCTAAATTACTAACTGAAACTTCTACACTTGCTCCTGTTTGAAAAATTCCACCTGTAAAAAGATTTAAATTTCTTAAGGCAAACCAAATACCTTTTGTCCCATTGTAAACACCCATATCATAAGCAGCCGTATTTATATTAGTTCTTGAATAATAACTAATGTGAGAACTATTTGGAGTTAAAGACGAATCATTAAGTTTCGTATCAGCATATCCATTTGTACCATTAGGCAAAGCACCGTTAGCTGAATGTGTCCAACCTCCGTTAAACTGCAACCTAAACGCAGCATCTAAATCTCTTGGGTCTTTCAAATTAAACTTATGAGTGCTAGCAGTGCCACCTACAAATGGATAAATGGCTTTCATTTTAGACCATACCCCAGCTGATTTTAAGTCTACTACTAACTTATCAATAGATGAACTTATTGTAGGGTCAGTAATTGCAGCAGCAGTTAGGAATGCTTGAGCGTCTGCATCTATATTTGGATATACTTTTATATAACTCATGCCTTAGTAGAATTTAATCTAATTGTGCTGGCTGTTGAAACCGTAATATTTATAATAGTACCTAAATTAATTGCTGTTCCTAAAACATAAGGAGTTAATCCAACTCCAGTAGTTATAGTAGTTGTAGGTGAATTTGAAACATTGGTAACACTATTTATTTTCATACCATTATATGGTGCATCTATTGTCGTAGTTAAAGACCCATTTTTAAATTCTAGTATATAGTCATCTACATTTAAAGCATTTTGCAAGTCAGTTTGATTGCTAAGTGTTCCAGTTATTCCACCCCATACAGGAGATACACTAGCAGATATTTCAACGTAGGTAGAACCTGTCCACCGATACAATTTATTGGTGTCTAATGTTACATATATAACACCTGACTCGCCTGTTACTGGTAAAGCTGCAAAGTTTGCTACTTCTATAAATTCTTCACCTCCGCCAAAATCGAAATTGTCAGAATTATAATTAAAAATCCAATTTTCCATTATGATTTATTTAATATGTTTTATTTAATATGAATATATCGCTATATATTGAGTTCCCTGCATTATTACTTCCCCACTGAACAGTAACGTCTAATGTATTGTTTATTGTCGTATTGAACGTGGTATTATTGATTACATTAAACGCAAAGCCTTGAGTTGATGCATTAGAAGTTTTAATATAATGAAAACTACCCAAAGAAACTATAGATGCTACAGTTGCACCGCCTATTTGTCTAATCGTAAAATCAATATTTAAAGACCAAACATCATTTATTATTGAGTTTGTTAAACTTTGCACCCCACTATCCAATAATACAACGCCATTTGTTTTAGTTCTTATTCTTATAGTTTGGTTATTAGCAGCATTCATAACCCCTCCGAATATAGCTCTAAAACTATCACCAACTTGGAATCCATTTGCAGGTACACTTAAAGTTCCAACGCCACCGTTAATTAAACTTCTCTCTACATTCGTTCCTGTGATTATGGTACTATTCCCAGTTTGAGCAAATAAACCAGACGTACTGCCATTTTCAAAGTCAAATAAATCTCCAGTAAAGCTAAAGCAACAATTATCCATTACACGTTATTTTAGTTTTACAAATTATTTCCTCACTTTCTAAATCAACTATAACTACTCTGTAATTGACATAAACATTGTCTTTGTTTAGTTCCTTTTTTATATTATCCCAACTATCAGGATAACTTTTTAAAGGCTTTATACTTATTATATTTTCCTTTGGTGCGGTTAATAATAAGTTACCTATTGTATTCTTTACATCGGCATCACACGTATCCTTAGCGAATAATATTACTAGCTTGTAGGTATTTTTTTCCATTTGCCTACTAGCCATTTTAGGGTCAAAGAAATAGGTAGTCTCTGTATTTCTTAAATACCCTTGGTATTTTGCACTATTAAATAGTTCATTAGTCTCAGATAGATATATTAGCATATCCTTATCTTTAGGCTGCTTATAGATACTAACTATATCCATATTTATTAAACTACTAATTACCTTCGCTATCACTTATGATTCTTTTTAATAGATTTTGTTTTTCTTTTTCGCTCACTTTAAAGAAGTTCAAAAAATGACCTCTTATCTTATCTCCGTCTTCTTTTGGTACTACTATTTCGTACTCGTATGGATTTATTTCTCTAACTGCTCTTGTACCATTCTCAAAACTATCTTTAAGACTTCCAGTTAATTCAATTGGCGGTCTGCCACTTTCACTTTTTAACTGACTATATCCGCCTTCAAAGTATTTTGATTTTCCGCTTTTAGTTTTTTCACCTCCCAATCTAACTAAACCTTTATACCTTGCAACACTAGCATACATTGGCTCAGTGCTATATGGTTTTGGTTTATTTCCATTTATGTCTTTATTATCTGTAAATATTCTCTTCACCATTGCATCGTGTAAATCAAATACAGCTTCTGCAAAGTTCTTTTCCAACCTTATTTGATATGAAGCAAAGACATTATCTAAACTCATACTAGCCAACTTTTAGCTTGTACTCGTGAACCACAATCAAAGCACCCACTATCTTTTAAACTTAATGAACTTAACTCCAAACTATATTGAGTTTCATATTCAGTTTTTAATTCTTTATAGTCTGCATCTTGCATTATTCTTTGGTTAATTTCACCGCTAAATAAGCCGTCAGTCAACAATATACTAGCTACCTTGTAATCCATTGCTATCTGAAATAATTCTTTATTAGAACAGATAAAACTATGGTAATCGCAAAGGATAGAATAGTCTAGTAAAACTCCATTTATTCCAACTCTATAGTTAGTTCTGCCCTGTATGTTTTCGGCAAAATCAACTTCTACATATTTAAAATCTTTATTTAATATTATAGTAGTGGTAACTCCACTAACTACACTAACTG